CATATATATCATTTTGTACTAATTCATTAAAGTATTCAAATTTTTTTGTTGAATAATTCATGTTATATTTATATATTTTAATTTAAATTTATAGCATTTTCATCTTTATAGGATTCTTCTTTACATATATATTTTTAAATGGTATATTATAAACTTCACTACAATATCTGCTAAATCCGCTAATATGCTCATAGATCGATAATGATAAAATAGAATTACTATAGGACATTAAATAAAATTCTAATAATGTATTTTTTATACCATCTGAACTTTTATTATAATTAACTTCACCGCCTAAATGCTCTATATTATGCAGATGAACATAAAAATTTGGTATTTTTTTCAAAATTCGTTTTAAGGTATTATTATCGCTAAGTATTAAATATTTTTTTGTAGGATTGTTAATTGTATTTATTGCATTAAGTATTTGATTAGTGCATGGAGAAGATGTTCCTCTGTCTGTTGATAAATATTCATCGCCAGTTCTTATATGTATTACAGCATATGTGTTTGGTTTTAAACGTAAATTATTAAACGCTTTATCTATATAATCAGTCATTATTTTGTTTGGCATTAATTGCGACTTTATAAAGTTTCGCCCATAGTCTAAAAAATTATAGTAAATTGGAAAAGCATTTGTAAATAATCCAACGCTTTTGGCTCTAGATTTATTTAACTCTTGAATGATTTTATTTGCAAAATTTACATCAAAATACGTATTATTGGGAGGATTGATTAAATATGACATCTCTGGTCTATTCATTCCTACTACAAATTGAATATTGTTGTAATTTATGTCTGCGCTTTTACCATTATTTATAATAAATTCAGACATGGGATGATTTGATATATCCAGTTTGAAGCCTACATTTAACATGCCCGATAATTGCATTAGGTAAAAACTACCTCTTAATAAATCACCTAAACCAGGCGACTTTTTATTCGCAAAGTCATATTGATAAATTTGTACTATTGTCTGTAAATTTGTATTAGTTAGTTTTTCTAATCTCATAATATATTTTCATATTAATATTTTTTAAAAACTATATTTATTTTATAATTTATCTGAGTTAAATTATAAATTTATAAAGAAAATAGTCGAAACATTTTTATTTACGAGTTTTACGAGAACGAGACCGACTGCGACGACGACGCATCGATTTAGCGATTGAATGTGTAGCATCATCCGCCTTATGTAAAGTATATGTTGCGCTCGCCTTTAAAGTATCAAAAATACCCTCTAAACCTTTTTGTACAACAGGGACCGATTTTTTTGCAATGGCCGAAACACCTGACCCTAAATTTTCGGTTTGTGTCTGAATAACACTTGCACCCTTTTTTATAATTTTTGTGCCAACCTTTGCAGTTTTACTGGCCATTTTAGACAACTTCTTGGAAATTTTTCCTTTTTTCATAGAACGATTTCTACGTGTTTTACGCGCCATATATAATATATGCATAGATTTATTTTGTAGTAATATTATAATGGGAAATAAACCTTCTATACAAAATGCAATAAAACAAGCTCCATTGCCTCCACCGGTTCGCGCAGCATTATCTAACCAACCAGCTCCTCCTGCTCTGCCTCCACCTAAACCAATCGGACCGCCTGCAGGATATTTGGGATCTATGGATCAAGGAAGTTGGGATATATATAGTGAACTTGAAACAACACAAGCAATGTCTGGTTTAAAGTTAGACCCACATAATAGTTTTTGTAATGCATCATATACTTCAAGCGAAACGTTGAATAAACAATGCAATAATTTAACAGAATATAACTGCAAGCAAGTAGGGTGTTGTGTTTTTACAAGTAATAAAAAATGCGAGGCTGGTGGACGGAATGGCGCAACCTATTCGCCTAATTTAGATTATTACTATTATCAAAATAAGTGTTATGGAAACAAATGTCCGCCATAAATCGTGTTGCGTCCAGCCTTTTATAAGAGAACCGCATTTGGCAATTTCAAATAAAATTGATTTAAATATATAAAAAATACATGATATAATATAGAAGTGCGATGATTATCCCAATAAAGTGTTTTACTTGCGGAAATGTTCTTGCGAACAAATACAGATATTATTTAGAAGAAGTGCGTAAAAGAAAACTCTCGGACAAAAAAATGGATAATATTGAGGTAGATAAAGTATTGTATTTGACAAAGGAGTACCATGAAAAGACACATGAAGGCCATGTATTGGATGAAATGGGGCTTACAAAGATGTGTTGCCGTCGTCATATGTTGACACATGTTGATATTGAATAAATAATTCGCGCATCTCGTTGGTTGGTGGTTTATATAAAAATTAAGTGAATGTTCATATTTATTTCTTTTGAATATATATATGAAGAATATGAAGAAAACTAAACGTAGAAATTCGTCGTTAAAATCTCGTCGCCGTCGATCACAAAAAGTATGGAAAATGCGTGGTTGTTCGTCAAGACGTTCCATGGTTTGTGGAAAGTGTCATCACAGATGTAATAAGAATGGTATGTGCCCTTTGTGCCACCATAAATGTAGTTGCGGGAAATCCTCGCGGAAAAGTAGAGGAAAACGTGGTGGAAGTCAGGGAACACCAGACGTGCCACTTGCATATTCCACTGATGGGGTTGTTCCTAGCGTATTGAATCCTCATTATGCTTATCCTGGTCCTGGTATTCAAAAAGGCGGTGGGTGTAATAATAATGGAATGTGTGCTCTAGGACAAAGTGGCGGTGGGTGTAATAATAATGGAATGTGTGCTCTAGGACAAAGCGGTGGTGGTTATGTGGATATACCATCTCCTCTAGCTCCTATAAATGCTGAACCTCTATCGCAACCACCTTTTGTGGGAGCGCCGTGGGGGGCACAAATTTCTCAATGGCCTGGTGTATCTGCCCCTCATGATGGCAGTCATTTAGCACATAATTCTTACAATATCCAACCTGAGATGAATCCTGTGGACGAGCAAGCTGTCTATATTCCACAAGGCCCAATTGTAATGGGAGGAGGTCGCCGTCGTCGCCAACAAAAAGGCCGAAAATTAACCAAACGAAGAATGAGAGGTGGCAATTTTGGTATTTTTTCACAATTAGGAACAGACCTTACAAATGTATATAGAGCCTGGAATGGCGACCCGGCGTTGGCAAGCCCATTACCTTACAAAGACCAAATGTTTTACGGAAGAAACGCGCAAGATAATTTGAATTATCTCAAGGTAAGATAAATATATTTTATCTTTTTATCTTTGTATATTTCATAAAGATGGCGCCTTTTCCAAGAAAATTAAATGAGCTATGCACGCCAGCTGCGTTTTATTTTATAATATCTATCTTCGGTTTGCTAATTATAATGTTTCAAAATATAGGAAACACTAATAAATTTAATTTAGGTACTTTTTCGTGCAGAGTTCCCAATACTCTATTACTTTTAGCAGGTAAATTAATCTACATATTATTTTGGACGTGGGTTCTCAATTTGATATGTAAAGACGGACACTCGGAAATATCATGGTTGCTTGTTTTGTTGCCATTCATATTCGCATTTATAATCCTGGGTCTAGTAATGTTGCACAAAATGTAACTGGGTTAAAATATATTCAAATAATGAATTTTAAATATATTTATAATATAACATGCAGTCTATAAAAAATGGAATATCATATGAATTAAATGGTTGGAAATACATTTCTATAAAAGGAACTCCGAGAGAGCGTGGATATGCTCATGGATATTTAGCCGCAAAAGAAATGAAGGAAATTCAAGCGATGATGCGATTCAACGTATTTCACGATACTGGTGTACATTGGGACTATTATATTGATGCGTGTAAACACGATTTCACCCAAAAAATAATTGACCTATTTCCAGAGATTTATGAAGAGATGCAAGGTCTTACTGAAGGGTGCAATGCAGCTGGGACAAAAATCACTTTAGATGAAATGATTGCGTGGAATAACTCCATTACATTGCTTGGTTATTGGCGCCCGTCCCCTGATGAACGTGAAGATCATTCGGTTGGAGCGAAGGAAGGCGGTGGATCTGACCATTGTAGTGCATTCATAGCAAATGGAGATTATACCACTGATGGTAAAATAGTATGCGCCCACAACAGCTTTGTTACCTTTGTGGACGGCCAATATTATAATATAGTATTGGATATTAATCCAAACAATGGACATCGTATGCTAATGCAGGCGATGCCTTGTTATGTATGGAGTAGCAGTGATTTTTTTATTACCAGCAAAGGAATCATTGGGACGGAAACCACGATTGGCGGTTTCAACAAGTTTCAAAATAACTTGCCAATTTTTTGTCGTATTCGTCAGGCGATGCAGTATGGAGATACGCTAGACGACTATGTCGATATTTTAATGCACGGAAACTCTGGCGACTATGCTTGTAGTTGGATGTTTGGTGATACAAACACAAATGAAATCATGGTTATTGAATTAGGACTCAAATATCACGACATTAAACGAACGCAGAACGGCTATTATTTTGGGTGCAATGTCGCGTTTGACTCGAGAATTCGTAATTTGGAGTGTACAAATAGCGGTTATTGCGATATTCGTCGTCATCAGGGCGCGCGTCAAGTACGTCTCCCCGATATAATTGACAAGAACAAAGGGAAGATTAACCTTGATGTCGCCAAGATGATTATTTCAGACCATTTTGATGTGTACTTGGACAAGGAAAACCCCTGCTCTCGAACTATTTGCTCTCATTATAACCTGGACAAACGCGAATACATGTCGCAAGCGGATCGCCCGAAGCCCTTTCAGCCGCGAGGCGCAGTTGATGGTGCTGTTATAGATACAAACATGGCGAAGAATATGTCCTTTTCTATGAGATGGGGTTCGTCGTGCGGTATCCCATTTATTAAGGATGTGTATTGCGATCAACACAGGCAGTTTGCTTACTTGAGGCCTTGGTTGAAAGACCGACCCGAACAACCTTGGACCAATTTTACGATTTATAAGGGCAAAATAGGCAGCAATGCAAAGACTATTAAAAAGCGCGCAGCGCCTGCAAATAAACGACATACTAGACGTAAGTAAATCATTCATTAAATATTCAATTATTTGTAAAAATTCACAAATACTTGTATTACTATATATTTTATAAAAACCGCATTCTATTTGCGTTTCATTGTTCTACGGCGCTTGGATTTGCCTTTACGCATAATTGTTTTGCGTCGATATGTTTTACGTTTATACTTACCACCATAACCGGTGAACCTCCTACCTTGTTGCGTTGTAAATCCTGTTATATTATTTATGACGTTTCTAGGCAACTGAATAGTTGGATTAACGAGAGAAGATGGATTTCCAGGCCTTCCTGGTCCAGACAATCCAACCTCTCTTGTCATTCGTCTTTCTGTCTGATTCATTTCTCTCGACCAAGTAATTTTTTCACTATCAGTATTGAGGTTTATCTCACCCATATCAAATACAGCCATGTTAATAGGTAAATATCGGCCATTATCAGTATTTACCAGGTTGTATAGAATATTACGTGGAGTAGTATAATTATATACCCCAACTCCACCTAAAGCATTGACTAAATAAGCTATACTAATTTTGTCCAACGTTGCTGTTTTGTTAAACCTCCCTAAATTTCTTCTTCCAGTTGGTTGGGTATCATCAGGAATACTATATACAAAATCTGCGCCTCTATTAGAAAATAATAGATTAATCAGACCTGGTTTATGAAGTACCATTATACAATAAACGCATATAATAAGTTTAATATGAATCGCGTTCTATTTGCGTTTCGTTGTTCTTCGGCGCTTGGGTTTACGTTTCTGCGTTCTTCGCGCGCGTCGTTTTCTTGTTCTAGATTTACGCGCCCCACCTGCGGCATCGTTCGCACGAGCTGCAAGAACTGCAGGAGATTTAGGTTCTATGTTAGTAATAAGATTCCCTATTTTCCTTACCAAATCTTGAGGGATCGCCTTGCGCGTTATTATTTTTGGTTTACCTAGAAATTTTTCTTGAAATTTTCCAACAACACCCCGTTTTTTATACTCTGGGTTTCTTGCAATCATCGCTAATGTATTAATTTGTTGTGCCCTAGAAACAATTTTAACATTACTCTTGCCATAAAAATTATTATTTTCACCAAAACGTACTAGTGGGAGGGGTATAAATGGTCTAGGATCTACCGCCGCTAATCTATTGCGCGAGATAGCACTGGCATTTAATCTATTCAGAGCAGTTTCCCCTATAGCTACTAGGGTTAAACCGCTTCCTCTAAATGCGTCGTGTCCAATGTTGCTAATTTCAGAATCTTGTTCAAATGTTATTTCTCTCAACGCTTGTGTATTAGCAAAAGCAACATCTCCGATGTCCCTTACTCCCGCTGGAATCCGAATCGTTTGCAAAGACCTTGCATTATAAAACGCACCTTGTCTAATCAGCATAACCCCCTCTGGAATCTGAATCGTTTGCAAAGATGTCGCCTCCGCGAACACACCATCACTAATGCTCATAAGAAGAGAACCTTCTTCAAATATAACTTCTCTCAAGCTTGTAGCATTATAAAACGTGCGAAGCATAAGTGTATCGACGTTTGCTGGAATATGAATCGTTTGCAAAGATGTCGCATTATCAAACGCTCCTTGTCCAATATAACCAACACCCGCTGGAATCTGAATCCTTTGCAAAGCTGTAGCTTCCGAGAACGCTCCATCTCCAATGAATTCGAGTTGAGAACCTTCTTCAAATATCACTTCTATCAAGCGACTCGCATTTTGGAATGCCTCAATACCAATATCTCTAACTGACGCTGGAATACGAATAGTTTGCAAAGCTGTGGCGCTTGCAAATGTCTGAAATCCAATCATTTCTAGTTGCGAACCTTCTTCAAATGTTACCTCGTCTAAACCAATTGCTTCAAAAAATGCCGTATCCCCAATGTGTGTAACTCTCGCTGGAATATTAATTCTTTCTAAAGCTTCGGTACGTGCAAACACACCATCTCCAATAAATTCAAGACGCGACCCTTGTGCGAATTCTACTTGATGCAAGCTTATCGCACCATTGAACGCATCATCTTGAATAGAAACAACAGATGCTGGAATAAGAATCATCTCCAAATCTGGGTTGTCCGTGAAGACTTCCGCTTCAATCTCGGTCCAACCCTCTGCAAGAATTAGGTTTGACGGCATATTATTATTATGCTCTTCCAAAACCTGTGCCAAAACCTCAAATGTAAATATTGTATCTTCGCCTGGGCCAGGCGCGGGGATAGTATAAGGATCATCCATTATTATATATAATATAACAAAAGATAATCAACTAGTTGCATTGATTACTAAATACTTGTATTAATCCGCGTTCTATTTGCGTTTCATTGTTCTTCGGCGCTTGGATTTGCGTTTCTGCATTCTTAGTTTGCTTGATGCTTTTCTGCCAGTACGCCGGATTCCCTGTTTTCTTGTTCTAGGTTTATGCGCCCCGCCTGCTCTAGCATTTGCTGCGGCGGCTGCACGAGCAGCAAGAACTGCAGGAGATTTAGGTTCTACACCTGCTGGCATAAGATATCTCCCTACTTCGGTTGCCATCTCTGGAGGGAGCGCCTTGCGCGTTATTATTTTTGGTTTACCTAGAAATGTTTCTTGAAATCTTCCAACAACACCTCGATTTTTATACTCTGGTTTTCTTGCAAGCATCGCCAATGTATTGATTTGTTGTGTTCTAGAAACAATTTTAACATTACTCTTGCCATAAAAATAATTATTTTCACCAAAACGTAATGGTGGCACATTATGTGCTTGGCGGTGAATATTTAATCTATTCAGGGCAGATTCCCCTATAACTACCTTGGTTAAACCACTACGACTAAATGTAAAATTAATACCAATGTAGCCAATTTGAGAATTTTGTTCAAATGTTATTTCTCTCAATCTTGGCGTATTATTGAATGCAAGGTCTCTAATATCAATGACAGATGCTGGAATCTGAATCGTTTGCAAAGATGTTGCGTCCATAAACGCACCCTCACGAATCATTTCAAGACGAGAGCCTGGTTCAAATATAACTTCTCCCAAACTTGTCGCATTATAAAACGCATGACGCCCAATATATGTAACTGACGATGGAATATTAATTCTTTCCAAAGATGTCGCATTCTGAAATACTCCGTCTCCAATCTCTGTGACGCCCGCTGGAATACGAATTCTTTGCAAAGCTGTTGCGTCCCTGAACACTGCATCTCCAATGAAGTCAAGAATAGAACCTTCTTCAAATACTACTTCTACTAAACTAGAAGCGTTGCGAAATGCCTCATGTCCAATCGTTGTAACTGACGCTGGAATACGAATAGAGGCCAAAGATATTGCGCCATAGAACGCTTGAAATCCAAACATAACAAGCTGAGAACCTTGTTCAAATGTTACTTGTTCTAAACCCATTGCGCCATTAAATGCACCATGTCCGATATGTGTAACTGCAGCTGGAATATGAATTCTTTCCAAAGATATAGCACTATCAAACGCACCTTCTCTAATAAATTCAAGAAGAGAATCTTCTACAAAATCTACTTGATGCAAGTTTGTCGCCCCCTTAAATGCATTCATTCTAATATCAAGGACAGATGCTGGAATGCGAATCATCAGCAATTCTGTTGCGTCCATGAACGCTTCCTCTTCAATGGCGGTCCAACCATCTTCTAGGATTATGATTGGTTCCCTACCATGATCATTCCAATCCTGAGTCCTAAATGTTGTATCTTCATCTGGGTCAGGTGCGGGAATAGTATAAGGATCCATTATTATATATAACAAAAGATAATGAATTATTTGCAAGGAATACTAAATACTTGTATATTATGAATTTCATATAAAAATAACTATCATATAATAATATACATGGAAACAATATCATGGAAAATCATCGATACCTATTTTAAAAACAACCCAAGTAGTTTGGTTGCACATCATTTAGAATCGTATAATGATTTCTTTGATGGCGGAATTAATCGCATTTTTAAAGAAAATAATCCAGCGCGTTTTATTGAGCGTCAGGGGGAAGACAACAAGGTCGGTGGACGCAACGAATGTTTATTGTATTTAGGCGGAAAGGATGGTTCAAGAATATACTTTGGAAAGCCGATTATATATGACGCCAATCACGCGCATTATATGTATCCCAACGACGCCAGGTTGCGCAATATGACCTATGGAACCACGATACATTACGATGTGGAAATTGACGTTATTTATTACGACGAAGAGGCCAAAGAGAGAAAAACCAAGTCTGTTCTTTTGGAAAAGATATATTTAGGGCGATTTCCAATCATGCTCAAATCAAAATTATGCATCTTGAACAAGCTCTCTCCCGAAGTCTGTTTCAACATGGGCGAATGCCGTAATGATTATGGCGGTTATTTTATTATTGATGGAAAGGAAAAGTTGATTATCCCGCAGGAGACTTTTGCAGACAATATGCTTTATGTTCGTGCAAATAAGCCCGAGGATACGTATAGTTATTCTGCAGAGATTCGGTCTGTTTCAGAAGATGCGTCCAAACCGATGCGTACTACGTCGGTGAAAATGGTCGCCCCGTCTTCCGTTCTCTCTAACAATCAATTGGTAGTCGATGTCCCCAATGTTCGTAAACCGATACCCTTATTTATTTTAATGAGAGCGCTGGGTGTAATCAGCGACAAGCGCATTATTGAGACTTGTTTATTGGATATAGAGAGAAATGCAAGCTACGTGGATTTGTTTATCCCATCTGTTCATGATGCAAGCAAAATATTTGACCAGAAAACCGCGTTGGAGTTTATCGCGACCTTCACCAAACGGCAATCTATTCCGAGCGTTTTGGAGATATTGATGAACTATTTTCTGCCACATGTGGGAACTAACAATTATTTAGACAAGGCGTATTTTTTAGGCACCATGGTGCACAGATTATTGCGCGTATCCACCAAGGAAGACAAACCTACCGACCGCGACAATTTCAAGTTTAAACGAATTGAGCAGACGGGCAAGCTCATTTATGATTTGTTCCGCGAGTATTATTTGATTCAAAAGCAAGAAATCATGTTGTCGATTGACAAGGAATATTATTATCA